CAGATTTAGACTCAGTTATTCCTCAAGGATATGAGGGAACTGCTAAGTTTAAATTCTATAAATAAGGAGATGTGCAATGGCTTATCAAGTCGCAGAAGAGTTTGACTTTGGTGCAGAGTGTGAGTTCATGCAAGACAGATCTTTTACACTTTGTGATGACAACAATTGGCTTAGGTGGGTTCCTGGATACACCTATACAGATGTGGAAAAGAAACAGATTGAGGATGAGTTATATGAGCTTTATAAAAACAATCAGTGGTCAGGAGTACCTCACCCAATTGATTGGGATTAAATCGTTATCTTGAAAGGCATTTTAATGAGTGCCTTTTGAGATTGCTATTTTGCAATCGTATAAGGAGATGTGCAATGAAACTATTCATACGTAATGGATTGTATTATTGTCAATACCTAGACCCTACAGGGAGACGTGTTCGGTTTTCCTGTCACACTAGGTTAAAAGCAGAGGCAACTGCATACGCCCTGGAACACCTTAAGAAACCTTTAAGTCAACCAATGGATGTGCTCTCGTTGTCTCAAGTAATACAATCTAGAGAAAGATCTTTGGAACACACAAAGTATTTTCAAAATTGTTTTAGATATCATCGACAACTTTTGAACTACTTTGGGGGCAGTCTAAACTTACATGAACTCAAAGCCGCAGATGTGCTCAAGTACCATGTGTTCCTCAAAAACACATACAACTCAGCGTCAACCAGGAACAAGTACTTCCTGGCACTGTCGTCTGTGTTGCGCCATGCCAAGGAACTAATGGGTATGGATGTGCCTGTGTTGAAGTTCAAACTTGAGAAGATAGTTCACTCAAGAAAATATATCTACACAACGGAACAAATCAAGTCTATAATCTCGTTCTATCAAGATAATAATGATTGCTTTATGAGAGACCTAATTACAATTTTGACAGATACCGGATGTAGATTATCCGAAGCTTTAAACATCAACGTACCTACAGATGTGCGTGATGGTGTATTAACTATCACGATTAACAAGGCAGACGTTCCAAGAGCAATACCCTTAACACCTCGTTGTGTTGAGGTGCTTCAGAATAGAACTAATTTTCAAGAACTAAACATAGACCAAGTACAACGTAGGTTTAAGACTATGAAACGTACGCTATCGCTTTCAAGTGAAGCTACTTTACATTGTTTAAGACATACGTTTGCAACACGCCTGGTTACACGAGGTGCATCTATAGATGTGGTTCAGAATCTTCTTGGTCACAAGAACATTCAGACTACTCAGATATATGCGCAGATTACTAACGTACGACTACACGACACTATGAAACTATTGACATAGCATACCCCCTATAACAGGACTACGAGAATGACAACTCATATAAAAAGGAAAACACATGACTAAATCGTTAGAAGATATACAACTAGAGTTAGAAACTAAGCAAGTAGATGATGGTATTAAGAGATATGAAAAAGCTATGAGATTAGCTAAAGAGAAACACAGTGAGAGTAGCTTACCTCCTCAAAGAAAGTTATTACATACAGCTATTATGTATCTATCAAAAGGTATTAGAGAGAAACAAGATAGCTTAAAGCAGCAAGGAGGAGCTAAACCATTAGCTTTAAAAACCATTGATGGTATAGATGTGGACAATATCTCATTGATTGTATGTACTGAGGTGTTCAATCAAATAGGACATGAACCTACCATACAAAAGATGTGTGCTTCTATATCTTCCTCAATACAAGACTACTTAATTATGAAAGACTTTAAAGAAAGACACACAGGTCTTTATAAGTATGCAGTTGATAAAGTAAACACAGGTAACACTAAGCACAGACGTAATGCTATGAGACACTATGCTAATTATGGTGGTAGTAATGTAGATAAGATGGCTAACGTAATGCAGATAGGTAGATGGTTCCTGGATAAGTACATGGAGTGTAACCCAGGATGGATAGACTTTAAGATACGCTTAAACAATACTCTTAAAACAGTAGGCAAAAGATCTTCAGGTAAGAAAGTTAAACATGTTATTGCGACACCATACATCCTTAAAAAGATAAGTGATGAGCATGAAAAGAACGTAGCTTTATCACCTAAGATGATGCCGATGGTAGTTAAACCTTATGATTGGACGAACGGGTTTGACGGAGGTTATCGTACTAGTTTATATCCGTTAATTAAATACAAGACTGAAGAATACATGTTAGATATTGACAAGAAATACAATATGCAACGAGTGTATGATGCAGTCAACGCAGTTCAGGACACAGCCTGGACAATCAACAAGCGTGTATTAGATGTGCTTAATACATTTGTTAATGATGGAATAGAGAGTCCTGTTGTTCAAGCTATCTACACAGAGGAAGAACCTGAGTGGCCTTGTGAAAGAACTGATGAAGCTATCAATAGATACAAGAAAGAACATGAGGAAGAATGGAAACGTTGGAAGATGCGTCGAGCAGCACACTTTGATAGAGTTAAAACTAGTGGGACACACGACCATACGTTAAAACGACAGGTAGAATTAGCCAATAAGTTTGTTGATTTTGAGGAGATATTCTTCCCTCATTCTTGCGACTTTCGTAGCCGGATTTATCCATTGGTACCTGTCTTAAATCCTCAGAGTGATGACCTTGGTAAAGCTTTGTTACACTTTGCTCATGGAGTACCTATCGGAGAACATGGAGATAGATGGCTTAAGATACACATGGCTAACTCTTATGGTAACGATAAGGTTTCCCTGGATGAGCGTGTTAAGTGGACTGAAGACAATGAAGTCACCATCATGATGATAGCCAAAGACCCAATGTCCATGCGTTCAGCTTGGGAAACTGTGGACTCACCTTGGCAATACCTTGCTGCTTGTTATGAGTACGCAGATTATAAAGCAAGTGGACAGGGAGAAGCCTTTGTATCTAGGTTAAATTGTGGACTCGATGGATCTTGCAATGGTATCCAGCACCTCTCATCACTAATGCATTGTGCGGTTTCAGGACGTCAAGTAAATTTAACACCAAGTGATAAACCTGCTGATGTCTATCAAGAAGTTGCAGATGTGGTGGAGCGTAACATAGCTGACATGAAAGATACCTATGCCAACATGTGGAAAGGTAAGGTCAGCCGTAAGATTGTTAAGCAACCTGTCATGACTGTAGCTTATGGAAGTACACATCAAGGTAGGCAAGACCAAGTTAAGAAAGTGCTTAAGAAACTAGCTGAGAAAGGAACACCTCTCTTTGATATACCTAAAAGTATGGAACGTAAAGACAGGCTTAACCTTGAATGGAATCTTGTTATGTTTATAACTAAACAAATATCTAAAGCTATAGCCGAGGTGTTGGTTGGACCAACTAAAACTATGGATTGGTTTAAAGATATTGTTAGGGAGTACAACAAAGAAGATAAGCACATGGCTTGGATTACTCCAATAGGATTTCCAGTTGTCTCTTCATACACTCAGTTCAAAACTAAACAACTTGATACAGAGTTTAATCAAATGCGTATGAGAGTTAGCTATACAGAACCTACTCGTAAACTTAGAAAGTCTAAAGCTATTCAAAGTTTCAGTGCTAACCTGGTTCACTCATATGATGGAAGTCACCTTATGTTTACAGTTAACAGACTTGCTAAGCTTGGCGTGTACAACTTTAGTGTTGTTCACGATAGCTTTGCCACACATGTAGGACACGTGCAAGATCTATCTGAGCAGCTAAGACTCACCTTTATTGAGATGTATCGAGGCAACGTAGCTGAAAGTATTTGGCAAGAGCTACAAGAAAACTTAGGTAAGGCACTACCTAAACCTGACAAGCAAGGCACCTTGGATATAACTCGCATCATGGAGTCTGATTATTTTTTCAATTAAATACTTACCCTCTGAGATTTAACTTCTCAAGAGGTTAAATAGCATACCCCCTATAACAGGACTACGAAAACTAAAAGGAAAAATATGAAAGACAAACTTCACAGTATCAGCAGTCACCATGCACAGACGGCAGCTTTCAAATTGCTCGACGGTGTTCAAAGACTACAGACGCATGAGCAAGTAGCGGCTTTAATACTTTCCTTTCTTTTAATTTGCAAGAGATATGACTACGACCCAAGAGAAGCGTGTCAGTTAGGCGAACGAATCCTAGCTGACTGCTTATCAAAGGGACGTGGAGAACATGCTCGTGCACTTATCAATTATATGAAGGAGGAATTGTAGATGTTAATGAACCGTATACAACACGCACTTGTAGCAGAAGCAAAGGACATGTGGGAACGTGGCTTTCCTGTACCTATTGACATGGCTATGCAAATGAAAGCTGAAGGTCTTGATGTTGAAAGACTTGAAGCTAAATATTTAGACAATTAATTTAAAGGATAAAATTTTATGGCAGTTAAACCATTTAGAAAATCAATCGTTACACCTGTGGGCACAGCAATCTACCCATGGCTTAACACTCCCGACACTCGTTTCGGAGAACCGACTTTTAAGGTGAACCTAAGACTTACAGGTGAGGACGCAACTAAGTTCATCGCCCAGGTTGACGCATTAAAAGAAGAAGCTAAGGCACACCTTGGTGTTGCAGATTTAATAGTACCTATCGTACCTGCATTAGACGATGACAGGAATGAAATACCTGGTGCCTATGATGTTAAGACTAAAGCTAAGGCACACTTTAAACAAGCTGATGGTAGCTTGGTTGAGAACCGTATCACTATAGTAGATGCACAAAAGAATCCTATGGATGAAAGCGCAGGAACTATATGGGGTGGCAGTAAGATTAAGTTAGCACTGAATGTAGGTGCAGTATCTACCTCAATTTATAGTGGGCTCATGTTACGTATCAATGCCGTTCAGGTTATTGAGCTAGTAACAGGTGGGCAAGGTGGCGCCAATGCATTCGATAAAGAAGATGGCTTCACAGCTGAACCAAAGCCCGTAGCTAAAGTGGCGGAAGGTGAGGATGAAAGCATTGACTTTTAATCGGAATCATTACCGAGCTATACGTGAAGGGTATCGCTCAGGCTTAGAAGATCTCGTTGCTAAACAGCTCGAGTCAGCCTCGGTACCCTTTGAGTATGAACCTAAGGATAAGAAGATTGAATACTCTAAGCCAACAACTAAACATAAGTACACTCCTGATTTTGTTTTCAAAAAATTTATCGTGGAAACTAAAGGTCGCTTTGTGACAGCCGACCGGAAGAAGCATAAGTTGATTAAAGAACAACATCCGGAATTAGATATTCGATTTGTATTTTCAAATTCAAAAACACGTATCAGTAAGACTAGCAAAACTACATACGGTAAGTGGTGTGAACTTAACGGCTTTAAGTATGCAGACAAAGTTGTACCTGACTCGTGGTTAAAGGAGATTAAGTAATGACAAAGCTTGAAACTGTTAGAACAATCTTGAAGAAAGATAAACATATCACTCACCTTAAAGCTCAGCACTATCAGATAGGTTGTATTAGAAAAGCTATCTCACTGTTGAGAGCAGAGGGTATGAACATAATTACTAAAAGAAAGAAGGATGCTAAAGGCTCAGCTTACACAAGCTGGGTGTTAGCTTGAGCGCAACACATGAGCCCTGCCCTAAGTGTAACAGCAAGGATAACCTAGCCCGTTATCCTGAGGGCAGTGCGTACTGCTTCGGCTGCGGATACTATGAGCACGCTGATGGACAACCTAATCAATCAACTAAGGGAGGCACGCCTGTGCTACAAGACCTAGAGTATAAACCTCTAACTAAAAGAGGACTATCACTTGAGACAGTTAAGAAATTTAATTATCAAGTAGGTACATACAAAGGCAAGGGAGTACAGGTAGCCAACTTTAAAGATGCAACAGGCAAACCTAAGGGACAGAAGTTAAGGTTTGCAGACAAGAGTTTTAATTGGACAGAGAAATCAGACACCATGTTTGGTCAACATCTATGGAACGATGGCAGATCTGTTACAGTTTTTGAGGGCGAGATAGATTGTATGTCGTTCTCTCAACTCATGAATCATAAGTACGCTTGTGTCTCTGTTACGAATGGAGCTCAAGGTGCTAAAGCACAACTAGCTAAGCACTTAGAATGGCTTGAGAAATTTGATGAGGTCGTTCTAATGATGGACGAGGATAAGCCTGGTCGAGATGCAGTAGCAGAATGTGTCACCCTGTTTTCTCCTGGGAAGGTG